GCGACACCGACAAGCCCACCCTGGACGAGCTCTACGCCCGCCTCGTAGAGATCCGCCAGCGGCAGCGTGCGGCGATCCTGTCCGACGACTACGCCGCCGACGCGCGCGCACTACGGGATGAGGAGCGGGTTTGGCGCGACGCGATCGACGCGCTAGACCCCACAGTGCACCCGCTGCTGTGGCTCGCGGTATCGGTCGGCGTGAGCTCGACCGAGGTCAAGGCTGTTCGGGCCGAGTCCTGCGCGCGCCAGTCCGGTGGTGCGTCGTGAGCGGCTCAGGCGCGTACGACAGCCCGGATGTCCAGGCGGCCATCCACGAGGAGATCGGCAGGCAGCGCCATGCCGAGCACCAGGCAGTCATGCGGGCCGTGGAGGCGCTGCGGTCCTGGGATCTGGACATCGACAGCTACCAGGCCGAGCGGCTCCTGGGCATGTGGTCAGGTCGCGGTGATCTCACCGACGACCAGGTGCACGAGGCCGTGGCGCTGTACCTCGACGGCCGGCAGCCGACCGACGTCATCGAGGTGGCCCTACGGGCAGCCACCGGCGACGCCGAGCGCGTCGCCGCCGGGCTGCCCAGTCGGGCGCTGGAGGAGGCCCAGCGCGAGGCGGCCATCGACGCTGCGCAGGACGGGCACGAGTGGCCATCGCTGGAGGTCCTGCGGGCCGTGGAGCGTCTCCACAGCTTGGACCTACAGCTCAACGCGCACCAGGCTGAGCGGGTGCTGGCCCGACAACGTAGCCAGCACCCGCTCAGTGACGTCCAGGTGTGCGAGGCCGTGGAGCTGTACCTGGCCGAGCGGGTGGCGACAGGTGCCATCGAGGTCACCTTGCGCAACGCGCGGCGATCTTGGAGCGTCGCTGGCGACGACGACGAGCGGGCCGAGGTCCTGGAGTACGTCCTGGCGGCCTGGTACGCCGCGTGGCCCGAGGACGCGGTCACAGACCCGCACATGCCGCTGGCGGCCGAGATCGTGCGCCTGACCGGCACGGCCAGGCCCGAGTACGCGCTGGCCGTCACCGACGCCGGCCAGCTGTGGCTGTGCGACGGGTGCGACGTGGTCGAGGCCGTGGCCACCGGCGAGAGCCCGGACCCCTGCGTCGAGTGCGACGGCACCGGCACCTACGCCCGGTGGCAGCGCCTGTACACGGAGGTGGACCAGTGAGCGCCTCGTCCCGATCCCACTTCTGGTCCCGCCACCGAGGAGGTGCCCAGTGACCGCCGCCGAGCACGTCGTGAGCGGGCAGCCAGCGCCACGGGCCCCGCGGGCCGAGGCGGACACCTGCCCAGCTTGCGGGGAGACCCCGTGCCACTCGCTCGGCGGATGCGCGGAGTACCTCGCCCAGACCTGGGCGCCCAGCCCGGGATTGAGCCTGCCCGCCGTCACCATCCGGGCCCAGCAGACCGGAGGTGGACGGTGATCACCATGCCGTGGTGGGCGTTCGCGTTCCTGCTGCTGCTGGCCGCGTTCGGCCTGATCCGCGTCATCGAGCTCATCACCTGGCGCGCCCAGTGCCGCCGCGCCGACCGGGCCGCGGACCACGACTGGTGGGAGGGACCATGCTGACAGTGATCATGCTGGGAGTCGGGGCTGGTGGAGCCGTGCTCCTCAGCGTCGGCGTCATCCGCATCGCGTTCGGCGGCCGCCGGCTGGGGCCCGTCGACGACGAGCCGGTGGTGTTCGAGCCGGTGCGGCCGGCGGCCGAGCAGCCCGAGCCCGCGCCCGCGCCGTGGCCGCAGCGCCAGACGCCCACCGACCTCGCCGCCGCCTACGCCGATCCGCGGCCCGGCCGGCACCGGTGCCTGGAGCAGCACTCCAGCGACCCGGGCGACACCTACCGGCCGACGCTCGGCCAGGGGCACAGCCACGCCCTGCATGACGTGCCGGGCAGTGCGGCCCAGGTCCACCGCTGGTACGTGCTGAGCACCCAGGCGTGGACCGTCCTCGACTCCACCGACCCCTGGCCCACCGATCCGACCGGTCAGCGCGCCCTCGCGCCCGGCTGGCGGGAGGTCGAGCCGCCCACCGCCAGCGAGGTGTTCGCCGCCCGCCGCGCACTGTCGCGCTACGCGCACGGCAGTGACGAGGACCTGCTGGCCGTTGCCCGCGAAACGGGGGTGACCTCCGATGCGGATCGGTGACCTGCTCTGGCCCTGGGCCGCGCTCCGGCGCGCACGGGTCGACCTGGAGCGCGCCATGGACGACGCGCGGGGCGAGATCGAGCTCCTGACGTCGCGTATGCAGGCCAACGACATGCGCGGCGCCTGGACCGTCGCCGCAAACGCCAGCGTCGAAGACCCGGACGACATCTGGGCGTGCTGGACGCTGGAGACCCGACGGTGGATCCGCAGGCTGTACGTCGGTGGTGACCCGACTATGCCGCTGCCCCGGTTCCCGGCCGTCGACGAGGTGCCCGACGTCGAGTCCTCGGCGTTTGGCATGGCCGGTAGCAGCGTCATCCGCCCCGTCACCGCATCGCCGCTACTGCGGCCCGTGACGTCCGCCGGCCACGCCATCGCAGCCAAGGAGAGCTGATCATGGCCGCATATACACTGAAGACCCGCCCGCCGACCGGCCGCGTGCCGTGGCCGCTGATCCTGATCGAGGGCGGCGAGAAGTCCGGTAAGAGCTGGGCCTGCGCCCAGTTCTCCGCCAGCCCTCGGATCGGCCAGATGTACTGGATCGACCTTGCGGAGGGGGCCGCGGACGAGTACGGCGCCATCCCCGGTGCGGATTATCTCGTCGTCGAACATGACGGGACCTGGAGTCAAATCTACGGCGCAGTCCTCGCGATTCGCGACGAAGCCCGCCGCGCCGCCGAGGCTGGCCAGCGACCCGTAGTCCTCACCATCGACTCGATGACCGCAGAGTGGGACCTCCACAAGGACTGGGCGAGCGCCAAGGCACGCCAGCGGCACAACGACAAGGCGCGCAGACACAACAAGCCGCAGCTGGCGGACGACGTCGAGCCGACCATCTCGATGGACATCTGGAACGAGGCGAACTCGCGCCACCGGAGATTGATGACCGCGCTCATGACGTTCCCGGGCATCGTGCTGATGACCGCCCGCGGCAAGGAGGTCGCCGCCCTCGACGACGCTGGCAAGCCGATCGAGCGCCAGCGGGACTACCGAGTCGAGGGGCACAAAAACCTCGGCTACGACTCGTCATGCTGGATCCGCCTCGACCGAACCAAGCCGGGCATCGTGGTCGGCGTTCGGTCGGCGTTCGTCGGGCTACGGCCCGGCTACGACGATCCGACCGAGCTGGCGAAGGATTGGACGATCGAGGGGATCGTCTTCGACACGTTGCGGTGTGGCGGGCCTGGCGCGCAGGTGCGGGACCTCGCACCACCGCGGGTGACCGACGAGGACCTCGTCGACGAGGCACGGCCGACATCGGCACCACCGGCCCGACCACAGCCATCGCCGCGTGCGCGAGAGCTGTTCGCGGCGATCGTCGACGCGGCCGACGAGGCCGCGCTGCGTGGCACGTGGGAGGCGCTTGAGGCGGCAGCGACAGCCGGTGAGGTCAGTCAGGCGGAGGCCAAGCAGCTCGCTGGGCACGTCAAGCGCCGCAAGGTTGAATTGGACCCGGCCACGCCCGCCCCAGAGCCGACCGGCGCCGGCAACGGACCAATCCCGATGGTCAACCAGGCCCAGCACCGCCGGATGCACGCCCTCTGGCGCGACCTCGGACTCGGCGGCACGGAAAACCGTGAGGCTCGTCTCACCCAGATCTCCATGGTCGTCGGACGCGATGTTGACACGTCATCCGCGCTGACGTTCGCGGAAGCGCAGCAGGTCATCGAGTGGCAAGAACGGCAGAGGCGCACCGAAATCTACGCCGAGCCGCCGGCCCCGCAGGGCGAGCGGGCAGAACTGGAGATGGCCTCATGAACCGCATCGAACGCGTCCGGGAAGTCCTCCGGCTGGAGGGCCTGGCGGCGGCAGCGAAGGGCCGCGCGGCCGACGTGGCACCACGGGCGGTGGCATCATGAACCACAGGCCCACTGCCGAGCAGGCGGCCATCGTGGCGGCCGCGAAGACCGGTGCCGACCTCGTCATCGAGGCCGGTGCCGGAACCGGCAAGACCTCCACGCTGAAGATGCTCGCCGCTGAAGATGCTCGCTGCCGAGGTGTGTACATCGCCTACAACCGGGCGATTGCCACCGACGCCGCTCGGGACTTCCCGCGGACCGTCACTTGCAAGACCGCACACGCGCTCGCCTTCGGTGCGATCGGCCGTCAGTTCGCCCACCGGCTGGGCGGGCCGCGGGTGCCAGCCCAACGCACCGCGCAGATCCTCGGCATCAACGGCCCAGTCAAGGTCGGCGAGGTCATGCTCTCGCCGCAGCAGCTTGCTCGGCTGGTCATGTCCACGGTGGGCCGCTGGTGCTATACCGGCGACGCGGCAATCGGACCCATGCACGTGCCGATCGTCCCCGGTATCGACCGGGCCGGTCAGGCCGAGCTGGCCCGTCACCTCGCGCCGATCGCGCAGCGAGCCTGGAGCGAAGACCTGTCGAGGGCTGGCGGCCAGCTCCGCTACCAGCACGACTACTACCTCAAGGCCTGGACGTTGACCAATCCGCAGCTGCCCGCCGACTACGTGCTCCTGGACGAGGCGCAGGACGCCAACGGGTGCGTGGCAGCCCTGGTCGCCGCCCAGCGCGGGCAGCGCATCGTCGTCGGCGACAGCGCGCAGGCCATCTACGGATGGCGCGGTGCGACCGACTACATGCGCGTCGCACCAGGGGACCGGTACCAGCTCAGTCAGAGCTGGCGGTTCGGCGCTGGCGTCGCCGCTGAGGCGAACCGTTGGCTCGGCCTACTGGACGCGCCGCTACGTCTGAGCGGCTACGACGCGATCGACTCGCGCATCGGGCCGGTCGAGTACCCGGACGCGGTGCTGTGCCGCACCAACGCGGGCGCCATGACCGAGGTCGTCGACGCCATGAGGGCCAATCGCGGCGTGGCGCTCGTCGGTGGTGGCGCCGAAATCCGGCGTTTCGCCATCGCGGCCGGCCAGCTCCAATGCGGCGCACCCACGGACCACCCCGACCTCCTGGCGTTCGCGACATGGGGCCAGGTCAAAGCGTACGTCGAGGAGGAGGAGGACGGGTCGGATCTGCGTGCGATGGTGCGTCTCGTCGACGACCACACCCCGACCGGGCTGCTCCGCCTCGTCGACTCCCTCGTCGACGAGCGTCACGCGGACGTGGTGGTGTCGACGGCGCACAAGGCCAAGGGCCGCGAATGGCCCTGGGTGCGCATCGCCCGCGACTTTAGCGCGCCGAAGCCGCGCGACGACGGTCCAGTCGATCTCGACCGCGGCGAGCTCATGCTCGCCTACGTCGCGACCACCAGGGCGCGCGAGGTGCTCGACCGGGGCAGCCTCGCGTGGATCGACGACTATGCGTCGCCCGCGGAGCCGGGGGTGGAGCCACCCGCTCCACCCCCGGCCGAGGTGGTGGAGATCGCTCCGCGGCGGGCGGCCCCGCCCGCCATCCCGGCCGACGACATCCCCACGCCGCACTGCTGGCGCTGCGGTGGCCACGACTGCACCTGTGGCCGGACCGAGGCCGCGGTGTGGTCGGCCCGGTGCGTCCTGCCGGCCGGGCCCGTGGCGGACCGCCGGGCGTGGCTCGACCTGCATGCCGGACAGTACCTGGCCGCGGTCGCCGCCGCGCGGGCCGCCCGTGAGGTCACTGGGGGTGTGCGATGAGCCGGCCTAGCGCTACCCGCGGCGTGCACGGTGCCGTCGGCCCGGGACGATACGGGACCACCGCCCCGTTGCTGCGGGACCCGTACGCACCGCGGCCGAGCCGCGAGGCCGGTGACGGCGACTGGCTCGCCGACCCGCGCGTGGCGTGCCGCGAGCAGGACCCAGAGCTGTTCTTCCCCGCCGGGCACGAGGGCCCCAGCGTTCTCCAGGCGGCCGCGGCCAAGCAGGTGTGCGCCAGCTGCCCGCTACGCCGCCAGTGCCTGGAGTACGCGCTGGCCGGCGGGGTCACCACGGACTACGGCATCTGGGGCGGCACGACGGAGGACGAGCGGCGCGAGCTCAGGCGCAGTGGCGGTCGGCGATGACCGGGACGACGGGGGCTGGCCACGTGCCGGCCCCCGGGCACCCCGGAGTATGCGAGTGCTGCGCCCAGTTGGTGGCAGTGCGGGCCGAGCTGGACCAGGCGCACGCGCGACTGGAGGAGGCCACGGTGGCGCTGGGCACCGCCGAGGAGGAGCTGGCGCTCACCCAGTACTCGCTGACCGAGGCCGGCCTGGCCGCCCTGGACGGTGCGTCGTGAACGTCCTCTCGCTGTTCGCCGGCATCGGCGGCCTCGACCTCGGCCTGGAGCGCGCCGGAATGCGGGTCGTCGGCCAGGTCGAGATCGATCAGTTCTGCCGGTCCGTACTCGCCCGACACTGGCCGGAGGTACCCCGCCATGACGACGTCCGTACAGCCGCCGACTGGTGGGCAGGCGAGCCAAGACCAGCTGTTCACGTCATCGCCGGAGGCTTCCCCTGCCAACCGGTCAGCCAGGCGGGCAAGCGCCTGGCGCAGGATGACGACCGATGGCTCTGGCCAGCTATGGAGCAGGTCATCGCCGCGGTCCGACCCGGGTGGGTGCTCTGGGAGAACGTGCCCGGTCTGCTCGCCCGAGGACTCGACGTCGTCCACGCCGACCTTGTGCGACTTGGATACCGGCACAGAGTGGGGTGGGCCTCCGCTTGTGCAGTGGGTGCCCCACACCCACGACGCCGATTGTTCGGTGTGGCCCACGCCGCTGGCCAAGGATGCCACGCGCGGCGGGCTCAGCCCGCACTCGGCGACGTACCGAGACCGGCGGGGGTGCGGGCTGAGCCTGCCAGAGTCGATCGGTGGGCCGTCGAACCCCGACTGGGTCGAGTGGCTCATGGGCTACCCGGTCGGGTGGACCGCGTGAGGGCCCTAGGCAACGCCGTCGTCCCGCAGGTCGCCGAGCACATCGGCCGACTGATCATGGCGTCGGCCATGTCGCTGGGCGGTGCGTCGTGAGTCGCCGCGTGATCAGCCCACACGTCTACCTGGACGACCCGGACGCGCTGGGCACCTGCACCTGGTGTCACCTGATCGAGAGCAACGGCGCGCATGACGAGGAGGCGATCGCCGCATACCGGGAGCACCGGGCCGCTCTCGCTGATGCGATGGCCGCCGCGCAGGACGCGGCCCGGGCCCGGTACGACCCGGAGGTGGATGGGTGACCGGCACGGTGCGCATCGTCTACGGTCGCCGGCCTGGCTGTCCGGGCACCGCACACGGCACGGAACGCGCCTACCACCGGTACGGGTGCAGGTGCGCAGGAGCGCGCGAGGAGTACCTACGCCACCAGCGACAGTGGCGAGCTCGTCATCCACGCACTGGCCTGGGCGTGCCGCCACGCCGAGGGGTCGACGTCGACGAGATCGCCGTCGACCTGGCATGTCTTGGTCCGGCCAGCCGAGACCTACTCCGGTCCCTATCGCAGACGGAACGCACGCTGGCAGTGGCGCGACTACGGGACGCCGGACTGTCCGGACGCGCTACGGCAGCGCGTCTCGGCCTGTGCGTACGGACCGTGCAGCGCTACCGGGCGCGGGCACGGCGGTACGAGGCGGAGGAGGACTGATGCTCGGCAACATCGACGAGAAGTGGCTCGAGGGCAAGGTGTGGAAGGCGCTGACGGCAGCGGCCAACAGGGACAGCCACGACACTGCCAGCATCCTCTATGAAGTCGGCCTGCGCTACGGAGGGCACGGGCTGTGGCTCTTCTGCCGCGGCATCGCCAGTGCGGCCGCCAGCGCCAAGGGTGTGGGCAGCCCATCCGAGGGCGGCATGATCGCCGTGCGCTTCGTCTACAACGGCAAGCAGGCGGTACCAGAGTCGGTGCCCGAAGCGCGCCATGAGTTGTGGGCCGTACGGCTGATCGCGGCTGTCGTGAATCGCGATGCCGAGCAAGCCAGGGCGCTGTGGGACGCGTCGATCGAGGGCGAACAGGTGTGGTTCTACGACGACATGAGCGCACTGATGGACCTCGCTGGCAGCGCCATTCGCGACGCGGCGGGAGTGGACCGATGACCGCCACGACCAACCCCGCCTACCGACCGGCGATCGGCTGCGGCTGGTGGATTGTGACCAACCGGCCACGCCACCGCGGCTGTCGCCAGTGCTACGCGCTACGGCCGGTCAAACCTAGCGGTGTCCGATGACCGGGCCGGCGAGCATCGTCTACGGGGTCAGGCCAGGCTGTCCCGCGCTCGCCCACGCGACGGCATGGGCCTACGCCCGGCACGGGTGCCGGTGTGCGGACGCGCTGGGCATGGTGCGCCAGGCCGACCGCAAATATCGACGCAGGGCGCGCGCACGAGCGCGCCTGGCCGCCGAGGCGCCAGAGCACCGTTTCGACGAGACCCGCGTCGATCTCGCCTGCGCCGGGTGGCCGGCGGCTGGGCTGACCGCACAGGAGCGGGTCGAGGCACTGGAGCGGCTCTACCGGCGTGGCCTGTCCGTGCAGGAGATCGCCACTCGCCTCGGCCTGCCCGCGTGGGTCGTCCAGGAGCGCGTGGCCCAGTACCAGACCACATGACCACCGCCCGGTCCCGCAAGTTGGGGCCGGGCCCGACTCATCAGGAGGTGTCAGCTGTGATCGGTTCGCTCGGCGTACTCGCGGGTGATCCGGCGGACGTGCTCGCGGGTATAGCCGGTCACGGCGACCAGTTCGGACTGTCGACGACCCTCGACGAGCGCGGCGTGGCCGATGGCGTCAGCCAGTTCGCGGCGCCGACGCTCCAGTGCCGCCTCGGCGCGGCGGTAGGCACGCGCAGCTATGGCGACGGAATCGGCGGTCATAGGTCGAGTGTGACAGACATCGGTGTGGCCACGCAATGTTTGCGGACGGTCCGCAAGCCTATGTAACCTGCAAGTGGCCACACCAATGTGGCGTAACCAATAGGGCAACGAGGAAGGCATCGCGTGAGCTACCAGGCCGTCTCATGGGCGCTCTACCAGGCGCCGATGCTCCGCACGGCCAAAGAGGGCGCGGTCAAGGAGGGCCGCGATTCTACCGCTCGCATGGTGCTCGTCGTCTTGGCCGAGCACGCCGATCCTGCGGGCAAGGAGTCCAGGCCGTCGGTGCTGCGCATTCGGTACGCCACCGGGCTCGATGAGCGCACGATCCAGCGCGCCATGGGGCGCCTGGAAGAGGCGAAGCTGATCTCTCGGGATGGGACCACCCGTGACGGCGTGGTCCGGTGGACGCTCGCGATGGAGAGGGAGCGTCCAGAGGACGAGTGGACCGCGATGGTTGCCGATGCCGATCGGGTGCGCGAAGTGGAGTCGCAGCGGCGCCGCGAACGGCGTCAACGAAAGAAGTCAGCCGATGTGTCCGGGATTCTCCGTCCCGGACATGGGGCTGTGGATAACCAACCCGTAAGCCCTGTGGATAACGATGGCGATAGCGGTGTCCGGGACGCAGAATCCCGGATGTCCGGGACGCAAAGTACCGGCGTCCGGGACGCAGAATCCCGGATGTCCGGGACGCAGTGCCCCCCGAACCACCCAGAGGAACCACCCACTACAACCACCCAAGGAACCACCCCTGGGGGCACGCTGCCCCCAGACCCCCTGCGACCCCCGGCGCCAGAGGCGCCGGGGACTGAATCTAAAAACTCAACCTCCGACCAACAAGACCAACCACCACCTCAACCAGAGACCGCAAGTTACGACCGCGCGCGCGAAGACCGGCGGCCGGCGTCAGCCGAGCCCGCCCCGTCGCCGAATGGTCGAGGAAAGGGTCTCGGCTTCTGCGTCGCCTGCCACGCCAACGGCCAGATCGTTCTCGCGGTCGATCCGGCCACTGGCGACATCTGCGCCACCCACCTACGCCAACACGCCACCTAAGGAGGACTGATCGATGGCCAAGATCCTGGAAACGCTGCCCTGCGGCTGCATCCCACACACCTACTGCGGCCAGGCGAAAGAGCACGTCGCCCATGCCCACGGCGATCCGCTGCGCTGGTGCTACGGCTGCAACTGCGACTACTACGTGGACGCGAAGCCCGGCGACGCACCATGCGTGACGTGCAGGGATTGCCCAGAGCACGGTGCGGCGGCGGCAAACCGCGCCATAGAGCGCGCCGGCGAGCCATGTTCGAGGTGCGCTACCGGGGCCGTGCTCGAAGCGATCTCCAGCGAACGAGCCAAGCAGATCGCCAAGTGGGGCGACCAGCGACACCCGACCGGCCCGTACGCCGGACTTACCACCGCCCAGCGGCTCCAGCGGCGAGCAGAGATCCTGGCCGGTCGGCTCGTCGAGGCTCACCGCCAGGCCCAGGAGCTCGGCCGCGCGGAGCCGTGCGGCAGGGGTCAGCACGGCATGCGCCGTGCTGAGGCGGACAGGTGCCTGTGCGAGTGCCACGACCCGACCGGCATCACCGACCTCGCCCAGCTCGCGATCGACCGGCCCAAGGCCGCCAGCACCATCTACTGCGCCGGATGCGGTCGGCCCGGCCTCCCGGGCAACCTCGCGGGCTGGCGCATGGCCGAGGGTGAGACCGGGACCAGGTGCCCGGACTGCCTCCAGCTCCACCGCGACTACGTCGCCAGCGCGGTGACCGCGGCCGCCGAGGCGCTCCTGCGGGTGGCCGGAACGTCGACTCGCAGGCCAGCTGCCTACGTCAACACCGACGACGGCTACCCGTGGCTGACCTGTGCTCACTGCGAGGCTCCGCTCCTCTGCGTAGACGGTGGCACGGGTCTCGGTCGGATGCTCGACGTCGCCGCCGAGCACCGCTGCGACATGTCGCGGACGGTGGCGTGATGGCCCGCCGCTGGACTCCGCCGGGACCACCCGCCCACCGTCGGCCCAGAGACCCCATGCGCGCCGCCCAGATCGCCCCTGTGGCCCGAGACGCCGTCCGGTGTACCTGTGGGCACCCCCGGCTCGTCCACGTCGCCCAGGAGACCACAGGGCGGGCTCCGTGCGGGGCACGTCGACTCGGCAGGCAGACGCGGTGTGGATGCAGGGATTGGACACCGGAGAAGGAGACCGACCGTGGGTGAGGCGCCAGCCGTCTGCACCAGCTGCGGCGCCACTCCCACCCGGGCCCGCCGGCTCTGTGCGCCCTGCTACGACCGGGTCAGGCGGGCGGGCACTCTACATCGGCACCAGCGGATCTACCGCCAGCATCGGCAAGGTGCCCCGGACCCAACGCCAGCACCGCCAGCACTGCCGCCCGTCTCGCCGGCCGCCCTCAACAGGCTCGTCGGCGGCATCGTGGCCGGCCTGGAGCGGGGCGACATCGACCGCCGGCAGGTGGTGGGGATGCTCGCCGCCATGACGTCGAGGGAGGCGTCGTGATCTGCACCCTGTGCGTCGTCTACCGCCGCGAGCCGATCTACGCCGAGCGTCCGCAGGTGTGCGAGTGGTGCCGGACGCGGCTCGACCGGGACCTCGCCCTACTCGCCGGCACCTACGCCATGCTGCCCGCCGCGCTCATCCCCGGCGCCAGCACCGGCCAGCACGTATCCGGCACCCGCACACCACCCTTGCCGGTGCGGGTAGACGCGCTGAGCCTGCTCGGGCCCGGGTCCGCGGCTGTGGCCGACACCAACGGGGACCAGACGGGCGCACTGCCCACCGCGGTCCTGGTCGACCAGTGGGCCACTGACTGGCGCGACACCCGGCTCCAGGGCGAGCGCCTGCCCGCGCCCACCGTGGCACGGCTCGTGGACTGGCTGCGGGCCAGGCTCGACTGGGCGTGCGATCACCATCCGGCCGTCGACGAGATGGCGGACGAGGTGCGCCGGCACCTGGGCGAGCTGCGTCGGGTCGTCGAGGGGGCGACCCGGCCCGGTGTCGGGCTCGGCGCCTGCCCACGGCCGGACGACGGCGGGACGTGCGGTGGCAGGTTGGCTATGGACGAGCTCGACATCGACCTCATCCGATGCCATGGCTGCGGACACTGCTGGGCGCGGCGGGGCGGTGGCTGGCTACGGCTACGGGCGCAGCAGGAGGAGATCGCTACGATGGCAGCATGACCGTGACCAGCACGCAGGCCGCGTACCTGGTCGGCGTGCCACGCGGGTCACTGGCCCGCTGGGCACGCCGACACGGGGTCCGGCCGCTCGGGCGCGTGCGGGACGGTCGGTCCACCGTGACGCTGTGGGCGCTCGACGCCCTGACCAGGGCCGCTTGACACGGCGTGGTGGGTGCGCGTTGAATGGATCATCATAGGTGTACTGCGCGCGCGAGGTTGGTACGGATGGCCGGCGAAGCGAACACCATCACCATCTCAGTCACCACGCTCGACATCGACCAGTGGCACCCAGGCTGGCGTGCCGCGGCCGAAGCCAGCAGGCTCGGATACCACGACTGGGCCGTCGACGGCCTACGTCGAGCGATCGAGCAGGCCGTCCAGTCGCACGTACGCAGCCACCCAGACCTGTTCGCCCACGAGCCAGACGTGGCCTGACAATGCCCCGGGCGCTCAAGGTCTGCTCGCAGCCAGGATGCCCGCAGCTCGTCCAGTCGGGACGCTGCGCCGCGCACCGTCGCGAGGCGGACCGCCACCGCGGGACCGCGCGACAGCGTGGATACGGCGGACGGCGATGGGATGCGCGTCGAGACGCCTGCCTGCGCCGGGACCCGATCTGCCGCTGTGACGGGCAGTACTGCACTGGCCGCAACGCGCACAAGCCCGGCGAGTGTTACCGGGCCAGCACCGACGCTGACCACGATCCGCACGAGAGGCGCGACCTCATTCAGCGTGGTGTGCGCGACCCGGACGCGCTGACGTACCTCGTCGGCAAGTGCGCCGGCTGCCACCGACGTAGGACCGCAGCGACTTCGCCCGGCGGTTGGCACGCGTGGTGACTACTGTGAGTTATGGACGTGGTTGATCGACTCCGTAAAGGGGTGGGGGTATGCCCCCTATGTCCGAATATGGGGGACCGCCGGGGAGGTGCCTCGCAGTTCGCGAGGCTAAAAAGTTCTGATTGGGGGCGGCGGTGGCTACTCTCCGTGTCCCCCAGGGGCTCGGCGTCAAGGGGACCCGGCTGTGGCGCGAGCTGCACAAGGAGCACACCTTCTCGCCGGCCGAGAAGGTGTTAGTCGAGGAGGCGTGCCGGATCGCCGACCGGCTCGACCGGCTCAACGCACTGCTGATCGGCGACGAGGAGGCGTGGGCGTGGCTGCGACCAGCAAGCCCGGATGGCGACACGGTCAATCTCGTCATCGATGACGCGATGAGCGAGGCCCGTCAGCAGGCGAACGTCCTCAAGCAGCTCATTGCCACATTGCGCCTGCCGGATGAGTCGGGTCAGCGCCCCCAGCAGCGTGGCGGCGCGCGTGGTGCATATGCCCCATCGGGCCGTGCCACCGCAGCGAAGAAGGCTGTGCCAGCGACTGTGACCGCTCTCGACCGCGCCCGGGCGGCGCGCGGGGGCTGAGATGTGGGCCGGGCCCCTGTTCGAGGGGCACGTCTGCTCACTCGGCTATGGCGTCGCCGACTGGATCACCGCCTACTGCTGCCATGGGCCCGGCGATGTCCAGGGCGAGCCGATCGAGCTGGACGACGAGTGGCTCGCCTACCTGATCGAGGTGTACCGCATCGACCCGGCTACGGGTCGGCGGGTTTACGACGAGTCGGTGCTCAGCCGGCCGAAGGGCCGGGCTAAGAGCGAGCTCGCTGGCTGGATCGGCACTGCCGAGGCATACAGCGATGTGGTCCGATTCGACGGCTGGGATGCGGCCGGGCAACCGGTGGGCCGGGCAGTCCGTGGCCCGCTACTCAAGTGCTTGGCGACCGAAGAGTCGCAGGCCGGGAACACGTTCGAGAACATCGCGTTCGTCGCGGCCGAGTGGGGTCCCGACGTACATCCGGAGATCTATGGCGGCACCTCGGGCGTGCGCCAGTACCAGTCCGCCACGGCGATCTACCTGCCCCATGGCGGTGAGATCCGGGCCTGTACCGCCGGTAGCGCCAGCAAGGATGGCGGGAAAGAGACCTGGGTCTGCGCGGACGAGACCCACCTGTACGTGCTGCGCGAACTCAAGGCGATGTACGCGACGGTGTCGCGGAACCTCGGCAAGCGCAAGCTGGCGCAGCCGTGGCTGATGCAGACGACCACGATGTACCGCCTGGGCGAGCAGTCCGTGGCCGAGGAGACGCTGACCGCGTGGCGCCTGGGCGAACTCGCCGAAACGGTCCACGTCGATCATCGCGAGGCGTCCGGCCCGGTCACCTCGGAGACCCTGCGGGACAAGGACTACACCGTCGCCCAGCTGCGCGACGTATACGGCCCGGCAGCCGAATGGCACGACCTGGGCCGCAAATACCGGGACATGCGTGACCCGCGGATCTGCGAGGACGACGCCCAGGCCGCGCGCTACTACCTCAACCGCGGCATCCCCGCGTCGGACGGCTGGATCGACCTCGACGTGGTGCGCCGGCAGGTGCGCCGCGAGGTGGTGGAGCCGGGAACGGCGATCGCCCTGGGGTTTGACGGCAGCCTCAACGACGACTCGACGGTGCTCATCGGCTGCCGGATGAGCGACGGGTTCGTGTTCCCGGTGGGGATCTGGGAGCGGCCCCGCGGCCGCGCCGGCCTGCTGTGGCAGGTTCCGCGCGCCGATGTCCTCGCTGCGGTTGCTGAGGCGTTCGAGCGCTACGACGTGATCCGGATGTATGCGGATCCGCACGAGTGGCGCAGCGACATCGACGCGATGTCTGAGGCGCACGGCACCGAGCGGGTGCTGTCCTGGGAAACCCGCCGAGACGTGCAGATGGCCGCCGCCCTGGATCGGCTCTATGTTGACCTGATGGCCGGCACGCTGTGGCACTCAGGCGACCCCCGGGTGATCGAGCACTTCGGCAACGCCTACGAGCGACGCAAGGGCGCGCACCGCCTGGTGCGCAAGGAGGCTGACCGGTCACCCAGGAAGATTGACTCTGTGGTCGGCGCGGCCCTGGCGTATGAGGCACGGGCGGATGCCATCGAGGCCAAGCTCTGGCCACCCAAGCCCCGGCGACGAGCGATCGTGATGCGATAGGGGGTGACTCATGCCGCTACCGGCGACGGAGCAGGAATGGCTCACCTATCTCGCCATGCTTCACGACCGGGAGCTGGTCACACTCCGCCAGTACGACAAGTACTACGAGGGGCAGCAGCCGCTGACCTACATGCAGGCGGATATTCAGCGCCTCGTGGCCGACCGGATCTGGCCCGTGATTCTGTACTGGCCGCAGCTCGTGGTGGACTCCATCGAGGAACGTCTCGACGTTGAGGGCTTCCGACTTTCGGACAAAGATGCGGACGATAAGGACCTATGGCGGGTCTGGCAGGACAATGACCTTGACGAGGAGTCGCAGACAGGCCGCGTCGACGCCCTGGTCATGCGTCGTTCCTTCCTCGCCGTAGGCAGTAACGAGACTGACGCTGACACGCCGCTGGTGACAGTGGAGTCGCCGCTTGAGGTGTACGCGTATGTCGACACCCGCACCCGTCAGCCGAAGGCGGCACTCAAGCGGACCGTGGATCCGGTGAGCACGGCGCGCGAGACCGTTTCCTACGCAACGCTGTACCTACCGGACAAGACCATCTGGTACGAGAGTCCGGGTATCAGCCCGATCGCCTGGAAGGAGACCGGACGCGACGAGCACGAGCTTGGCGCCGTTCCGATCGTGCCGCTTATCAACAGGGCCAGGACGGCTGACCGCTATGGTCGGTCCGAGCTAGCGCCTGTGATCCCCCTGGCCGATGCGGCTAACAAGATCGCCACAGACATGATGGTGGCCGCCGAGTTCCACGCGATCCCCTTGAGGGCGCTGTTCGGTGTCGGCCCCGGGGACTTCGAGGACCAGGACGGCAACAAGATGACCGCGTTGCAGGTCATCATGGGTCGCTTGTTGGCTGTACCGGTCGAGGGGTCTGCGGTCAAGCCGTTCGAGTTCGCCGCATCGTCGCTGGCTAACTTCCACGAGACGATCAAGCTTCTCGCCGAGCTGGTGGCCTCGATGGCTGGCCTACCGCCCCACATTCTCGGCCAGCCGACCGACAATCCAGCCTCAGCCGAGGCTATTCGGTCGTCCGAGGCCAGGCTGGTCAAGCGTGCCGAGCGCAAGCAGGTCGCCTTCGGTGGCGCGTACGAGCGGGTGATGCGGCTGATCCGGCGGATCCAGTCGGGCGAGTGGGATCCGCGGCTGCGTCGCCTGGAGACGGTGTGGCGCGACGCTTCCACCCCAACCCGGGCTGCGGCGGCCGACGCCGCGACCAAGCTGTACACCGCCGGCATCCTTCCCAGGCGCCAGGTGCGCGAGGACCTGGGCTACACGCCAGCGCAGATCGACAACATGGAGTCTGAGGACGTCAAGGCGGCGCAGATGGATCCGCTGGCGGCCATCGCGCGCGGCACGGCCGCCACTGGTGCGCCCGCTGCGACATGACGCTGGCCGAGGCGCAGGCGCACTATCAAGCCCGCGTTGACCTAGCGAAGGCAACCGAACTGGCGGCCGAGCGCTACTGGAGGCAGGTCGACCCGACCGACGTCGCCAGGTCCTGGCTGGCGCTGGTGCCGACGCTGGAGGCCGTGGTCACCCGCGCGCAGTACCAGGCCGCGGCCACTGCGGACGACTACGCCATGGCAGCCCTACTCGCGCAGGACATCGACCCGACCGAGGTGGGCGCGGTGGCGCCGCAGGCCTTGGCCGGCCTGGCGTCAGATGGCCGGGATCTGGCGTCGCTGCTGGTCCAGCCGGCGCTGACGGCGCTCTCGGCGCTGTCGGCTGGCGTCGACCGGGGCCGGGCGATGGCATCTGGGCTGGCCGCGTTGCGCATGATCGTCGGCACGCAGGTCGCGGACGCGGGCCGGGTGGCGGACGGCGTGGCATTGACCGCCCGTCCGGCGGCCACCGGGTACGTGCGGATGCTGAGTCCGCCCAGCTGCGCGAGGTGCGTGGTTCTGGCTGGCCGCCGGTATCGGTGGTCCGCCGGGTTCGCCCGACACCCTCGCTGCGACTGCGTTCACGTCCCCAGCCACCTCCTCGTGGCTGGGGACCTGCTCACCAGCCCGAAGACCTACTTCAGCAGCCTATCCACCGTCGAGCAGGACCAGGTGTTTGGCCGCGCTGGCGCCCGGGCGATTCGCGACGGCGCCAACATCGGCCAGGTGGTCAACGCCCGCAGCGGCATGTACACCGCTGGCGGCCGCCAGCTCACCCGCTCCGGAATCACGCGCCGTGGCCTGTATGGCGGGTACAGGATCGACCCGGAGACGGGCAAGTTGGTCCGCCGGAAGAAGGGCAGCAAGGTCCCGCCGCGGCTGATGCCAGAGGAGATCTACCGGCAGGCCGCCGACCGCGAGGAGGCGATCGCGCTACTGCGCGAGCACGGATACCTGACCACCCCCACCGTGCCCAAACGGGCGTCGGCCCGGGAAGCGCCCGCTCCGCGTGTCGCACCAATCGCGCCGGCGCCGGCGCCGACCGTGAGGCCTACCGCTCCCGTCGCGCTGCCAGCTCGACCCGAGCCACCAGCGCCCGCGAAACCGGCGGCACCGGCCATACCAACCGAGGCGGCGCCATACCACCGCGACCTCGCCGGCCTCGATGACCTGAGCGCCGCAGTGCGTCGGGTTGGGTCGGACGCCACCCGCAGCAAACTGAGCGGAGGCGTGTCCGCCACGACGGAGCTCGTTGAGCTGCCCGACGGCACGCGCTTGGTGGCCAAGCGTGGGATGGACTGGGGCGACCCAGACGAGGTCGCCGAGTCTATCCGTGACCAGGCGACGGCCGAGCAGATGTCCTCGCTAGTGGGGCGTACGATCGGCGCACCAGTGGTGCGGGTCTACCGGCAGTCGGAGGACCAGGTGTGGATGGAGTGGCTCCCGGGCCAGGTCATCGGTGACTTGCCGGCCGACAAGGCGGCCGCATTGGTTCAGGGCCGTGACGGACAGCTGATCGGATTGTTGGACCACCTGACCGCGAACGCCGACCGGAACTCGGGCAACATGATGGTCAGCGGCGACCGGCTTACTGGCATCGACCACGGCTGGTCGTGGGGGCGGCACAACCTTGGCGAGACCGGCCCCGTCATCCAGGACCAGGCGAACCGGCCAGCCGGGCACTATTCGCGTGACCGGAAGTGGACCGACAACCCGCTGACGCCTGCGGATATCACTCGGCTGCGCGCCCGACTGAAGGCTCTGCGCGAGGACTTCGAGTTGATCGGGCAAGGGCGGTGGTTGGACTACAGCCTGTCGATGGTGGACCAGCTGGCGCCTCACGCCAAGGGGACGGTGGACCTCATTGGCTGACCGAATCGTGATTGCGTTCGCCGCCGTCGACCCGGACGGCAAGCCGGGCGCCGACCTCGGGGCCGCACTGCGTGACGGCGACCGCGTGACGTACACGAGCATGCTCGCCGAGGAGACCATCAAGATGCTCGCGCGGCGCTTCGGGCGCACCGAGTCGGAGATTGTGGATCTGGTCAGCCGCGATGGCTGGTCCAACGGCCAGGTCATGGCCATCACTTAGTAGCACCGCTTCACCTCAGGCCCGTACCGCGATGGTGCGGGCCTTCGCCATGCCTGGCGCGAGGCCGGGTAACCAATCCGAGAGGTCGCGATGACCCAGCCACAACCAACAACGGAACAGGCCACCGAGCCGCAGGCCCAGGGCGAGCCTGAGGTCAAGCCGGCAGGCGAAGACCAGCAGGAAAATCTCGGCGACCCCGGCAAAAGGGCACTCGCAGCCGAACGAGCTGGTCGCAAGGCTGCTGAGGCCGAGCTAGCGAAGTATCGCAAGGCGGAACAGGAGAAAGCCGACGCGGACAAGAGCGAGGCGGAGAAGCGTGCGACCGCCGAGGCCCGTGCGGACGCGGCTGAGCTGCGCGCACTGCGCCTGGAGGTCGGCGCCGATAAGGGCCTGACGCCTAAGCAATCGGCACGGCTTGTCGGAGCCACCCGCGAGGAGCTTGAAGCCGACGCCGATGACCTGCTCGCCACCTTTGCGGCGAAGGAACCGGCCAAGCCGGCGGCACCGAGGCCGGACCCGTCGCAGGGCGCGAAAACGCCCACCACTACCAGACCAACATCACTCGGCCAGGCCATCGCGGGCGCACTCAAGCCTCGGGCGTGATCTGGCCACTACGTAGGAGCCATCGTGCCGATCACCCTCGCTCAGGCGCAGGTCAACACCGCAACGGATGTGGACTACGCCGTCATCGACAACCTACGCCGCTACTCGTGGCTACTCGATCAGATCGTCTTCGACGACACCGTGACTCCAGGCACCGGGGGCGGGTCGCTGGTCTACGGCTACACCCGGCTGACCGCCGCCGCGCCGGCCGCGTTCCGGGCGCTCAACAGCGAGTACACCCCGGGCCAGGCGACCCGCGCCCAGTACACGGCCACGCTGAAGCCCCTCGGCGGTGCTTTCTCGGTGGACCGCGTGCTGGCGCGCCTTGGCGCCTCGGCGACCAACGAGGTCACCTTCCAGATGCAGCAGTTGATCACGTCGATCAAGGTCCGATTCATGCAGGAATTGGTCCTCGGTGATACCGCTGTGGACGCGAACGGCTTCGACGGTCTCTCCAAGGCGCTGACCGGCACCACGACTGAGGTCACCGCGACCGTGTCGGACTGGACTGCGGCCACCGTCATCACCCAGGCGCTGGCCATGGCCCGCCTCGATGAGGTGGATTCCTGGCTGTCGCTGATCGTGCCATCGCAGACCGGTGGTGGCGATATCGGGACACCGGGAGCGTTGCCGCCGGGAGTGAAGGCCATCCTCGGCAACACCAAGAGCATCACCCGGTTCCGGGCACTGTTGAGGTGGGCCGGCCTGCTCCAAGAGCGCAAGGACGACCTCGGGCGGCGCGTCGAGTACTACGGCGACTGGGCGCTACTGGACATCGGCGACCGCGCGGACGGCTCCGCGCCGATCATCCCGGTATCCTCGTCGAGCACCGATCTGTACGCGGTCACCTTCGGGATTGATTCCCTGCACGCCGCATCGGTAGCCGGAGCGCCGTTGGTTACCTCGATCATGCCCGATTTCTCGACCAGCGGGGCGGTCAAGAACGGCGAGATCGAGATGGGGCCAATCACGGTCGTCCTCAAGAACACTCTTTCGGCCGGCGTGCTACGCGCCATCGACGTGGTCTGAGGGGTGTGACGTGGCGAAATACCGAGTCTCCGCGCCTGTCACCGGGTACACCGGTGTGTCCGTGGGTACCACCTTCACCGCCGGCGTGGCCACCATAGAGGTGCCCGACGGCGTCGACCGGCAGCATCCCTCGACCAGGACGTTGGCGTACTTCCGCGCCCAGGGCTACGACGTCGAACGACTCGACGCCGCCGCACCGGCCGGGGTGAGCGATGACCAGGCGTCCGTACCGCCGAGGAAGTCGGCGTCGACGGAGGCGTGGCGCGCTTACGCCGTCGAGCAGGGAATGAGCGCCGAAGAGGCGGACACCTACACCCGGGACCAGCTCGCTGAGCGGTACCTGATCACGAAGGAGGGCGACCAGTGAGCCAGCTGGGCCTCTACACCCGCAGCACGCGCGACGCGCTCGGGCACGTCAACCTGTCCGACCCGTCCAGCCCAGACACGTTCTTCCGGCGCAACCTGCCGCGCACCGGCCTGTACGACTCGGCCGGTGACACCGGCCAGGTCGCGCTCGCCACCGGCGTGATGACCTCGATGCCGATCTACCTGGTCGCCGGGGACACCATCACCAACGTCTCGTTCCGGTCTGGCGCGACCGCCGCTGGCACGCCCACCGCCTGGTGGTTCGCGCTCTACGACACCTCGTCCACGCCGGCGCTGCTGTACCAGACCGCCGACCAGACGACCACCGCGTGGGCGGCCAACACGACCAAGACGCTCGCGCTGTCGACCGCGTACACGGTCACCACCACGGGCGTGCACTGGGTGGGGATCATGGTCACCGCGACCACTCCGCCGACTCTGCTCGGCTGCGTTGGGGCCCCGGCGATCGTGACCGGGGAGCGCAACTTGTCGCAGTCCAGCGGGTCGAGCCTGACCACCACGGCGCCCTCGACGATCACCTCGCCGGCGGCGAAGCAGTTCGTGCCGTACGTCGTGCTCACGTAGGCGACCGATGGCTGACCAGTTGGCCGACACGGCCGATCTCGCCTCGCTGCTGGAGTCCGATCTCGACCTGTACAAGGCGACGATGTTGGTCGAGTGCGCGACGGCGGTAGTGCAGGAGGCCGCGGGCGGCCAGCGGCTGGTCGCTGTCTCCGGCGACACGGCGACGCTGATCGGCACGACGGACCAATGGCTCGACCTGCCGCAGCGGCCGGTCACGTCGGTTACCTCGGTGACGCTGGACGGCACGGCGCTGGTGGCCGGAACCGATGCCGACGAGTACAAACTCTTCGGCAGCAGGTTGTGGCGAACGGACGGCTGGCAGACGTACTACGGCCAGCCGTCCGAGGTCGTGATCGTCCACGACCACGGGTACGCGACGGGGTCACAGAATCTCCAGCTGGCCCGCTCGTCGGTGCTGAGCCTGCTGCGCAGCGTCTACGGCAACCCCGAGGGGCTCACGCGGGTGCAGATCGACGACTACGCCGAGGCGTACTCGGCGCTGTCGACCGCGATGGAGGCGAGTAGTGGCCTGCGGGCCGCCATCAGGCGCCAGTACGGCCGGCGCGCCGGCCTGGTCAGACTCGGATAGGGGAACCCATGGCGCTGACCGATACGGCCGAGAACCGGGTGCTGGACTGGCTCACCGGTAATGCCACGACCGCACCCACCACACCGCTCAAACTTGCGCTGTACACGGCCGCCGGTACGGACGCCGCCGACGGTACCGAGGTGACCGGCGGGAGCTACGCCCGTCAGAGTGTCACGCTCGCGGCCGCCGCGAGCGGCGCGACCAGCAACAGCGCGGACATCACGTTCTCGACGATGCCCTCGTGCACTGTGGTGGCGTGGGCACTGTGGGACAGTGCCGGCACTCCGGTGCGGTGGTGGCACGGCTCCCTGACCGCATCCAAAGTAGTAAATGCCGGTGACGATTTCACGGTCGTGGCTGGGGATCTCGACCTCACTGCCGACTGAGGTCAGCCGTGGCCGAATACCTGTTCAGCACGGAGACGCCGGCCGGTTCGTTCAGCGACGGTGCGCCGGGCTTGACGCTCGGCACGGTTTTCGCCTCCGATGCCAACGGATACGTCACTGGCCTGCGGTGGTATGCGCCATCGACTGCGCCGAGTGGCACGGTGACGGGACACCTCTACCGCTACTCGGACGGGGCGCTCCTGGCAAGCGCCGACCTCGGGGCCATCACGGCGTCGGCTTGGAACACCGCCGAGTTCGCCTCACCGGTGGCGATCACTGCGAACCTGGCCTACACGATCGCGGTCTGGACGGCGGACTGGTATCCGTACACAGGCTCGTTCTTCTCCGCGGCCCCGCTATCCAACGGGTCGCACCTGACGGGGTTTCAGCACAACGTCGCGCCTGATTTCGTGATCAACGGCACCTTCAACAGCGGGGCGACGCCGACCTTCCCGACCGGCAACCCCAACGGAGCCTGCTATTTCGTCGACCCGCACTTCACGACCAGCCTGGTGGTGTACGGAACTGCGGTCGGGGCGGCGTCGACTCCAGCGACTGTCGCTGGCGTGGTGAACGTCAGGGCTGCTGGTGTCGGTGCCGCAACGACGACTGCCACCGTGGCGGGCCGTGTCGCCAAGCGTGGTGCGGTTGCGGCCACCGCCACAACGACTGCCACCGTGGCGGGTGCGGTGCACGTGTATGGCGCAGCCATTGGCGCGCTGGCGACCACTGGTGCGATGGCGGCGCGGGGCACGGTGAGCCGTCCCTACACCGGCCTGGTGGAGCGCCCGTTCACCGGCATCGTTTCCAGACCGTAGGAGGCGTCATGACCGTGACTTCCGCGCTGGCCCGCGGCCGACGCGCGGCCGAGGCGCTCATGGCCGACACGTGCACGATCCGGCGCCGCACCGGGCAGACCACGGACCCGCTGACCGGGCAGGTCACACCGGTGTGGACGAGCGTGTACAGCGGCGTATGCCGGGTACAGCAGGCCAGGACGCAGGGTGCGCGCACGGATGCAGGCGAGACGTCGGTGATGCTGATGCGCCAGGAGCTACACCTGCCGGTGTCCACCTCCGCCGACGTGCGCCGGGGCGATGAGGTGACCATCACTGCCAGCGTCAACGACGCCGACCTGGTAGGGCGCGTCTACCTGGTGCGTGATGAGGCAGCCAAGTCGCTGGCGACCGCGCGACGTCTCGGGATCGAGGAGACAACGTGATCATTCATGGCGTGCCGGAGCAGGTCGATCGGGCCGCACTCATTCATGCACTGAAGGCGCTCGGCTTCGAGGTTGACCGGCTGAGGCGGCTGGACATCACCCCGGCCAGCGTCACCGCGACCCTGGCGGCTGTCGACCCTGACGGGCGCCAGTTCTGGCATGACCTGGAGCCGGCCGTGCACCAGGTCTGCCTCAGCTACGACGTGCCACCGGAGGCGGTGAGCGATGTCGGCGCAGATACGCACGCAGGGGTTGCGTGAGCTGATCGCCAGTCTCGACAGGGCCCAGAGCGCGGCCGTCGACGAGGTGCGCGGAGTCGTCGCCAAGGGCGCGCTCAACATCAAGACCGACTGGCGGCGCCGCTGGTCCGGTCACCCACATATCCCGCTGCTGCCCAGGGCGATCAGCTACGACATCCGGATGGAACGCGGTACCGGCGTTGAGGCCGAGATCGGTCCGGACAAGGATCGGCCACAGGGCCCGCTCGGAAACCTGATCGAGTTCGGTACGGCCACGTCGGCGCCGCTGCCCGGTGGCCTGCCGGCGCTGGAGGCCGAGACGTCGCGCTACGAGCGCGCGCTGGCCGACCTGGGCGAAAGGCTGGCGGCCGGTCGTGGCTGACGAGCTGGACCGCCTACACCTGGACGCCGCCCTAGACCTGTTACGCGCGGACGCCGCCCTGACGGTGTATCCGGACGCGCAGGGCTACACGCCCACGGACCCGTCGCCGCCGTACGTGGTGGTGTACGCGTCGATCGAGCGGCCGGCCGACGCGCCAGGCAACGCACTGGCGGGGTCGTCGACGGCGTGGACGGTGCGCTGGTACTGCCACTGCGTGGGCGATGGCCTGTACGCCGCTACCGCGGTGGCAGGCCGGGTGCGGTCCCTGCTGCTGGACGTCGTGCCGACTATCACCGGACGCGTGTGCGGACCGATCCGCCAGGAGGCCGGCTCGCCGCCGACATCACGCGACGAGACGACTGGGCCGCAACTGCATGACCAGGCTGTGGTGTATCGCTGCACGACCTATCCGGCCTAGCGCCGCCGGGACAACCGCAGGGTGAGCAGCACGGCGCCGACGACGACGGCGGCGACGGACAGGCAGCAGACTCCGAGGACCACCAGGTGCCAGGGCTGTATGACTCCGTTCATGTCGGCACGGTAGCCGGCCATGGCAACCGCCACATCCGTCCTTAGTGGGGACATGACTATCTCAGGAAGGGGTGGCGCATGGCTGCCATCACGAGTACGACCGTCGTCGCCGCCGGGGTGACAGCCTCGGCCGGGTCGGTGGCCAGCAGCGACACGATCGCTGAGGCCCAGTTCGGGACCACTGGCGTGATCCTGCGGGTCATCAACGGTAGCGGTGCCAGCGTCGACGTGACCGTGTCCGACCCTGGTACGACGCCGATGGGCAACGCCGGGACGGCGGTCGCGGTCGCCGTTGGCGCCGGAGTCACGAAGATGATCTTCATTGCGCGTGCGGCGATCAACGCCAGCACCGGCGTGGCCACGGTGTCCTACTCGGCCACCACGACCATCACCTACGAGCTGTACCGGATCTGATATGCGGTACTGCGTGATCCGACACCCAGACGTCAGCGCCGCGGGTACCTGCCCTGAGTCGGCGCTCAGCCACCACGAGGCGCGCGGCTGGACGCGCGTCAGCGACTGGCGCAGCGCGCCGGCCCTGTTTAACTTGGCCGATTACCCGGCCCAGCAGCAGCCAGCCGCGGCCCAGGCGCCAGTCGAGGCGCCGGCGCCCGCCAAGGCGTCGATATCGACCAAGAAAGCGAGCTAACAGATGGCTGTCGTGCCTATCGATGGAAACGTCCGGGTGACGTTTTGCAGCGCGATCACGACCACTACGGCCCCGACCACTACGGAGCTCAATGCCGGCACCGCCTTGGAGGGCTACATCACGCCCGACGGGCTGGACATCGCACCAACCACCGGCCAGCGCGACACGTCGAACCTGGGCAGCCGCCAGAACACGTACAAGTCGGGCCGGAAGTCGTTCGCGATCAAGGTCATGTTCCATCATGCGAGCGGTACCGACGTGCCGTGGAATCTGCTTCCGTACAACACCGACGGCTTTCTGGTCGTGCGCCGCGGCGTGGACGCCACCACCGCCTGGGCCACCAGCGACAAGGTGGAGGTCTACCCGGTCAACACCGGCGAGCCGGTGGAGACAAAGCCGGCGCCGGACGGGAACTGGGATTTCGAATCGCCCATGTTCGTCAGCGGCGACGCCGAGACCCGCGCCGTGGTCGCCTGATGGACTTCGCCGAGGTCGTGGCGCAGGCGGCACCGCCCGAGGATGTGGTGCACCTGTGTCTGGCCGGGCATCTCACCGCTCAGTGGCGTGAGTTGGAGCGCCAGCTCGCTGACGTGCCGGCCACCACCGCCAGCCTCGGTGAGCGTTCGCCGCGCCTGGCCCTGGCCGAGCGGATGGACGACCTGCGCCAGCGGATGCGGGCGGCTAGCGTTCCGTTCCGCGTGCGTGCGATGCCGCCGCGGGAGTGGCAGCGGTTCTACGCCGCTCGCCCGGTGCGGGGCAAGGCAGAAGCGGAGGACGCCTGGGCCGATCGGTACTACCGGTGGGTGACCGAGCTCGTATCGGCGAGCGTGACGGACCCGGCGATGACGCCCGAGCAGGTCGACCAGTTGGTGCAGGTCCTGTCCGGCAAGCAGTGGGATGACCTGTCCGAGGCGTGCTGGGCGATCAACGGACACTCGGTGAGCATCCCTTTCTCCGCCGCCGCCTCCGCTCTGATAGCGCCTACCGCGCCGAAGTAGAGGCGGCGGTTCAGCTCGGCGAGCCGCACTCGGCATGGCTCGGAGCCGGGCAGGTCGAGACGACCGCCTACGAGTACGACGACGCCGGACGCCTGGTCCGGTCGACCACTACCAGGCCGAGTGCGTGGACCGAGCTGGACCGGGCGCTAGTCCTGGCGCTGCTGGCCGAGCAGGCCGAGACGTGCCAGATCTGCGGTCACCCCATGGACCTGTGTCGCGACCCGGATACGGCCGGCAAGTGGGTGGTGGAGCAGCACCGCTGCCAGCCGGGCAGGGTGGCCCAGGCCGTGGCGGAGGACGTGGCCAAAGAGGGCCAGCGCGGCGTGGTGATCGCGACCAGGCTCCACCGGTGAGGAGGGCATAGTGGCCACTCGCACCGTGTCCGTGCGACTGATGGCCGAGGTGGCCGGCTACGTGCGTGGTCTGGGCGGCGCTGCGGCGGCCACGCGCGACCTGGGCGGAGAGCTGGAAAAACTCGGCCAGCGCTCACCGCAGAAACTCCACGACATCGAGCTGGCTGCGGCCGGTGCCGGCGCGGCCCTGCTCGGCCTGGCCGGGTGGGCTGTGAAGGCCAGCATGGAGTTCGACCGGCAGATGTCGGAGGTATCCGCCGTCTCCGGCGCGACCGCCGACCAGTTGGGCCGACTGCGCCAGGCCGCCCTCGACGCCGGCAAGGCCACGGCCTACTCAGCGGACGAATCGGCCAAGGCTGAGGCGGAGCTCGCCAAGGCCGGGCTGAGCACTGCCGACATCCTCGGCGGTGCGTTGAGCGGGTCACTGTCGCTGGCAGCTGCCGGACAGCTTGGCCTGGCTGAGGCCGCCGACGTTGCCGCCAAGTCCATGAACATCTTCGAGCTGCGCGGCGGCGACGTGGCGCACATCGCTGATGTGCTCGCGGCCAGCGCCAACAAGAGCGCGACCAACGTGCATGAGGTCGGTGAGGCGCTCCGCATGGGCGGCCTGGCGGCCCACACCGCCGGCCTGTCCCTGGAGGATACGGTAGGCACGCTGTCGGCGTTCGCCGATCACGCGCTGATCGGATCTGACGCTGGCACGAGCCTCAAGACAATGCTCCAGATGCTGGCCAACCCCACCGACGAGGCCGCCAGCCTCATGCAGGAGTTGGGCCTCAAGGTCTATGACGCGCAGGGCAAATTCGTCGGCATAGAGATACTGGCGGGGCAACTCCAAACCCGTCTTGGCGGACTGACCCAGGAGCAACGCCAGTCAACCCTCGCCACGATCTTCGGCTCGGACGCGACGAGGGCCGCGACCGTCCTGTACGGCCTGGGCTCAGACGGGATCCGCGAGTACATCCAGGCGGTCGACGACTCCGGTGCCGCCCAACGCGCGGCCGCGGAGAAAACGAACAATCTGGCCGGTGACGTCGAGCGGCTGCGGAGCGCCCTGGAGACCCTGACGATCGAGTCGGGATCTGGTGTCAACGGCGGGCTGCGCGAGCTGGTGCAGATCCTCGACCACATGGTCTCGTCCGTGTCTCAGCTGCCCGGCCCGGTGCAGTCGGCGGCCGTCGTCATCGGCGGATTGACCGGTGCGGCGCTGCTCGCCGCTGCCGGCTGGCTCAAGATGCGCGGCGGTATCCGAGACGCTCTGGGCGCCCTGCGAGACGCCGGCCCGGCCGGCGCCCGCGCAGCCTCGGGCCTGTCCCGGGTCGGCCTGGCCATGGGCCGGGTTGCCGCGGCCATGACGGCTGTACAGCTGGCCAGTGCGGCGCTCGCCATAGACACGACCCCGCAGGTTGAGGCGCTCTCCGATGCCCTGGCCGAGTACGGGCGCACCGGCAAGGCGGCCGGTGAAGCGTCCCGCATTCTCGGCGACCAGGCAGAGCACCTGGACTACTTCATCCGGATCGCGGACACAGGATGGTGGGCCGACACCGGCAAGGGCATCGCCGGGTTCGCAGAAGGAATCAGCGGACTCGGCGGGGTCATGGACGAGTCGCTCCAGCACGCCAACGAGGCGATGGCGGCGATGGACCAGGCCCTGGCCCAGCTCGTCCAGTCGGGACGCATGGATGAAGCCAAGGCGGCCTTCGGCCGTCTCGCCGAGGTGGGCGAACGCAACGGCGTGAGCGTCGACGAACTGACCAAAGCGCTGCCGCTGTACGCGACCGCGTTGGACCAGGCAGCCAAGGGCGCCGACCACGAAGCGCAGGCCACCGCCGACGCCGCCAGGGAAACGGACCTGCTGGCCGGCAGCCTCCAGGACGCCATCGACAAGGGCAAGAGCCTCAAGGACGTGTTCGACCAGCTCAACGGCAAGACGCTGGGCCTGCGCCAGGCGCAGCGTGAGGCCGAGGCGGCCGTTGACGATCTCGGTGACGCCCTGAAGCAATCCAACGGCTCGCTGGACATCCACACCGAGAAGGGTCGACGTGCCGCAGAGCAGGTTGACCGCCTGGCCGAGGCCGCCGCTGGTGCCGCCTCGGCGACGCTGGATCAGACGGGCAGCGTTGACGAGGCCAGGGCGTCCTACGACCACTACATCGACCAGCTCCGCAAGACGCTGCGGCAGGCCGGATACACGCGAGACGAGGTCGACAAGCTGGTGGAGTCGATCGCTTCGATGCCGAGCTCGAAGACGATACGCATCACCGCACAGATCGCCACCAACATCACAAACCAGGTCAGCAGTGTTTTCCAGCGCATGCAGCGCGCTTTCGGTGGCATGCGCTGGGGTGGCGTCGTCGAGCATGCCAGGGATGGGCTGCTCAGCACAGCCGGCGTCTACAGCGGCGGCCAGCCGTTGTATGCCTTCGCGGAGCCGGACACGGGCGGCGAGGCGTTCGTGCCGCGCCGCGGCGACCGGTCACGCTCGCTGTCAGTCCTGTCCCATGCCGCCGGCTGGTACGGGGCCCAGGTGATGCCGGCGGCAGCGCAGCCATACCGGGGGGGCAGTGGGGGCGGTGCGCTGACCGTGACCGTCCCGGTCACCCTGCTGGATCCGACCACTGGCGAGGCCACCCGGCGCGCCCTGGTCAAGGCGACCCTGGACCGCGGCGTGCCGGCGGCCACCGTGCGCCAGGCGTACCCATAGGGAGGCTGGTGTGGAATCGGGCACCTTGTGGGGGTCCACGCTGCGTGCGCAGATCAGCCTGGCCACTCCGAGCGCGGACCCGGTGTGGGAGGACATCACCACGTGGGTGCGTCCGGGCAGTAGCCCGCTGGACCTGTCCGGTGGGCGGCAGACCGACCTTCCGTACGTGGAGCCGGGCCGTGGCGTCCTGGCACTGGAGGACCGTGACGGCAGGTTCACCGTCGGCAACGCGGCGAGTCCGTACTACCCGTGGTGGGGGCCAGGGTGCCGGATCCGGGTACGCGAGACTGTCGGCGCCAAGTCCTGGACGCTCATCGATGGATACGTGCAGATGCCCACCTCGACCACGACCACCCAGGTGGTGGGCGAGGAGTCCGACTCTGATGTGACCGTTACCGTCTCGATCGTGGACTTGCTCGGCTGGGTACAGTCCGCCGGCGCCTGGATATCCACACTCGGTGCGCACATCCTCGGCTCCGACCGCGGTGCGCTGGTCGCCTGTTACCCGCTCGGCGACAGCGCGGCACCGTGGCGAGATGTGTCGCAGTATGGCCGACAGCCGCTGTCGCCGAGCGTCACGACATCCACGCTCGGGCCGTCCGCGACCTCTCAGCCGACCTACACCCCGGCTGATGGTGTGGTGGCCCCTGGCGACGACCTCGCCGGGGTGCGACTCACCCCGGCGACTGCAGCGTACGGCGGGTACCAGTACATGGCCCGGGCCCACCAGCTCATCGCCTGGTGGCCCACAGACACGGCCTCGGCACCGTCGCTATCTAGCGGCCAGTGCCTGACCTTGGTCACGTGGCTGGATATGGACAGTTACGATGATCTCCAGCTGGTTTGGGCTCTCCAGCTGGACAATGCCAGCTACACGGAGGCGACGGTCATCACCCTGGGGCGCCAGGGCGCTCTCGACGCGAACGCGGGCCTGTGGTACGCCGCGGCTATTGACGTGCCAGGCAGCTCGTATCACGCCACCGTCGCCAGCGCGGACTACAGCATCGGAGCGCGGCGGGTACTCGTGGGGCTCCAGCTGACGCCGACCGAGATGCGCATGTGGATCGGCACCGAAACCTACACCGACACGAACACGGGGTCCGGCTGGTCCTACCCGCAGTACCTGCGCGGCGGGGTGCAGTCGATCGGGCCGTACTCCGGCACGGCCGCGTACGCCCAGATCTACATGGGCGACGAGTCGTCGTTCACCCATGACGACTTTTTGGATCAGCGTGAGGCGGGCCTCTACGGCCTGGCTGGCCAATCCACTGGCGAGCGGGTGCGCGCACTGCTCGGGTACACCGGCATCGCCTCAACGCGGCTGGGTCGTGTGGATGACGGTGTGGCCCGCATGTCCAAGGCCTCTTTGGCCGGGATCGACCCGCTGACCGCGCTGCGGGCGGCCGAGGAGGTCGAGCAGGGCCGTCTGTGGATCGACGGCGAGGACATTGTGTTCGCCGACCGGCGTGGCCGGTACGACGTGTAGGAGTGTCAGTGGCTATCTCTACCGTGGACGGGCTTATCGCTGGCGCACAGCGGCCGGTGACCTGGAGCAAGACCAGCTTCACCGGGGAGGCCGCCGGCGAGGTCTGGTGTCCGGTATTCACCGCCGGCCTGCCCGGCGCCGCGTCCGCTCCGACCGGACTCAACGGCACCGCCCTAACCAGCCTGTCTGGCGCGATCCCCACGCCGTCGGCGGTGTCCGGCCAGTACGTTGAGCTGGCGGACATGACCGCCCAGGTCGGTGGCGCGGTCGGCGGCGTCTGGCTGGTGGACCTGCTCTGGTGGAACGGCTCGATCGTCGCCACCACCACCACGGCCCAGAGCATCACCCACCCGGGCCTGCCGTCCCGCGACCGCTCCGCCAGCGCCAACGGGGACGGGATCTACCTCGGCATCCTGGTGTCCAGTGCTACCGGCAACGGCAGCGCCATCACGAATATGGCCGCCAGCTACACCAACAGCGTAGGCACCAGCGGTCGCACTGCAACCGTGACAAGCTTCCCGGCCACCGCGGTCGCGGGACATGTGAGCCTGTTCAACCTCGCCGCTGGCGACGTCGGCGTACGGACGGTGGAGTCGATCACGCTGGGCACCAGCCTCGTCAGCGGCACCGTGCACCTGCTCATGTACCGGCCGATCGCGTACGTGCCGCTGACCGCGGACTCGCGGGCTGCCAGCATGGCACCGGGCGCCATCAAGCGCGTGTGGGACTCCAGCTGCATGACCTTGCTGTACGACCTGACGGGCACCTCCGGCGGGGCAGCCTCGGGCATGCTGTCCTACGCGCAGGGCTGAGTCGTGGGCAGCGACGGCCGCGGCCTGGTTCCGCCCACGCCGGCCATGGCCGCCTGGGGCGACCTGTTCCGCCTGCCGGACCACACCGGCGGCACGTCGAGTGCGCAGATCGCTGCCGACTGGTACTTCGCCGGCCGCGGCGCACCCGCGCCGATCGAGATCCCGTATCTGTGGCTGTCTGGGCTGAGCTGGCGGTCGGAGCTGCCGTACACGACCGCGGAGATCTCTGGCCCGACCTCGTCGGCGAGCCGCTACGACCAGGCGTCACGGCAGCGCTGGGGCGACCGGACCCTGCGCGTGACCCTGGAAACCGCATGCGACGCAGACCCGACTGCGATTACCACGTGGGTCATGTCCTACCTGGCCAATCCCGGTGATGCGCCCCGCCAGCGGATGGTGGTGCGGCTTCGCCTCGGTAGTCGCACCACCGTGGAGCAGTGGCGCATCCTCGGCGTTGGCGAGTGGCAGCGGATCACCGTCACTGGCGCGCCGTCGACCTGGCCGTCCGGGGCGACCGAGCAGATCATCGAGGGCCGGAGGCACATGATCGACGACCACGAACATACCGTCGAGTGGATCACCTCACCGGTGGTCGGGTCGACGCCCGGCGTGGCCGGTCCCTGGTTCCGTGTCGGGGTATCCGCCGTGGACGGATCCGATGCCGTGCCGTTCTAAGGAGGGCAGGTGACCGCTCCTACGCCGATGACGCTAGATGGCGGAATCCTGGCGACCAGCGCGTTCAACTCTGGCGTCAGGGACCCGCTCGACTTTTTGCTCGCCCCACCCATAGGGCAGTTCCGCCAGACAGCGGCACAGACGCTCACCACGGGCACGTGGACGGCCGTCACCTTCGACGCCGAGGACGTCGATAGCGCCGGCGGCCACTCCACGTCATCGAACACCAGCAGATACACGGCCGTGTACACGGGCTGGTATCGGGTGAGCGGTGGTGTGGGATTTACGGGCAACTCGACCGGGCGACGGGGCGGACGCTGGGCGGCAAACGGATCTCTGGTGAGCGGGTCAGCCATCATGCTCGCCGCCACGTCGACGGGCTCAGTCGCGGTGCCAGCCAAGACCATGCTCGTCTACCTCGCGGTCGGCGACTATGTCGAACTCCAGGCATACCAAGAGTCGGGCGGGAACCTGGACACCAACGTCGGATCAGGCGACCTCTACTCGCTGATGGCCGTGGAGTGGAGGAGCAACTGATGCTGTCGCAGAACAACTGGTGGGCCAGCCCCGACAAGAGCGCGTTGGGCGTCATCTCGCCGACCGTAGCTGGCGTGAGTTTCCCCCAGGGCGTGAGGTCCGGCGACGTTGCCACAGTGCTGATGTGGGTGGCCGAGCAGTATCACCGCACCGTGGAGCCCCTGCGTGCTGGCGAGTGCTGGGGCTATTACTACCGAGAGATCTCCGGCTCGGCAACACTGTCCAACCACGCTTCGGCCACCGCCATCGACCTGAACGCGGCAGCGCATCCGATGGGCGCCCGCGGCACGTTCACCGCTGCCCAGGTAGCGGCGATCCGCGCGATCCTGGCCTACTGCGGCGGCGTGGTCCGCTGGGGCGGGGACTACGCCGGCCGCCCCGACGAGATGCACTGGGAGATCGTCGGCACGGCTACCTCCACTGCGGCACTTGCCGCCAAGATCAGATCGGAGCACACCATGCCGACAGCAGACGAGATCGCCAGCGCCGTCGTGGGCGCCACCGTGACCCAGCCTGAGCAGCACTGGACCCCGGACCGCGCGCCCGTGGCGGACGAGGACGGCACCGTGTACACCGGCCCGCTGTCGGGTCGCCTCGGCCCGGTCGTTGCGGCAAACCACGTGCGCCTGGTCGCGGTCAGATCACAGGTGACGATGCTGGTCGGGCTCGTACGCGAGGTACTGGCGCGACTGGACGGCCAGCAGCCAGCCCCGGTCGTCGACGTCGACACGCTCGCGGCCGCCCTGGCCCGGCCCGAGGTGGCTGCGGCGATCGCGGCCGCTCTGGACGCGCCGCGCCAGGTGTACCTGACCGGCACGATCAGCACCGACTCGCAGGCCGGCTGACATGGACGCCGACATCATGGCCAGGGCGGCTGCCGGAGTTGTGGCGATCACCGCGGCTGGTGCCGGCGCAGTCAAGGCGATCGTCTGGACCGGGCGGATCGTGCGCAAGACCGGGCGCCTGGCTGACGACCTGCTTGGCGAGCCCGAGCGCCCAGGTTATCCCGCCCAGCCCGGCCTGATGGCCCGCGTCTCGGCGATCGAGGCGCAGCTACAGCCCAACAGCGGGAGCAGTCTGCGCGACCGGGTCGACCGCGTCGGGCGGCTCGTCGAGACGCACCTGGCGGACCCGCGGGCGCACGAGATGGGCCCGCGCACCAAGCACGGAGGTTGATCATGCCTACTACCCAGACCCAGCACCCGTGGCGGGCCACTGTCCGCACCGTGGCGGCCGCCGTGCTAGCCCTGCTGCCCTTGCTGCCAGCGATCGCCGAGGTGGCTGGTGTGGCGGCGGTCCCGGCCGTAGCCGCCCTGCTCGCCGTGGTCGGCGCGGTGACCCGCGTCCTGGCGATCCCGGGCGTGGAGGCGTGGCTACGCCGGTACCTGCCGTGGCTCGCGGCGTCCCCGCGGTGACATGTCGTGCCGACTGAGGAGCAGCTGCGACCCCACCGCGATGCGCAACAGATCCAGCGCGAGAAGCAGGCGCAGGAGGAGCGGCGCCGCCGCGAGGCCGAGGGGGACGACCGGTGAGCCTGTGGCCGCACCCGTGGCCTGACCCGCGCCCGCGCCCGACCGGCCCGTGGGGGCCGCGGCAACGCCAGTAGGACCCTGACGCCCAACTTCCAACCACCACCGGCCCCGCGTTGGATGCCGGGCTCCAGGCTGGCGCCGCACCCTCGTTAGGATGGTCGCGCAGCCTCGGAAGTTGCGTGCGCGGTTCCCCGGGCGACCGGGTGGGTTGACGCACAGCAAAGCCGCCCCGCACCCAACGTTGGGTGCGGGGCGGCTTTCGCGTGTCCGGACCAGTCAGCGTGTCGGCTTCCCGCGCTCGCGGAGCCAATTCAACACGGCCTGGCCGCTGACACCCACCTCGGCGCCGGCGCGACGCAGAGAGTATCCCTGCGCGTACAAATCGATGGCATGCTCAATCGCGCGCTCCCGCTCCTGGCTGCGTCGCACCCCGTGCTGGCTCCTGCCGTCCTCGTGCGCGAGCTCTCCGTACTGGGCGATCCTGTCAACACCGTCCGGGCTTATCATCCACGTCCGCCCGACATTGCGCACCGGGATTCCGAGCTTGCGACATATGTCGCGGACCCGCCAGGTACTCAGGCCGGTCATTTCGGCGACCACTCGGACGCTCTTGTCGGGCCCATCCAGATAGTCCAGGCGACCCCGCCGCCATCCTCTACCTGGCCTAGACGCGATCCATTTGATGATGGTGGACTCCCACCACCACGGGCGCGTGCGACTGCCGTGCGCAATGTGTCCGTCAGGCTCCGGCAGGGGCACGCGGCCAAGGCTGGTCCGCTTGATTCCGATCAGCCTGGCCACGTCGTCCCTGTACAGCCTGTCCGTCATGCCTGCTCGTACCACTCGTCGGAGGACCCGTCCCACCTGATGATGGTCCCGTCGGCCAGCGCGAATCGGTCGCTGGCGCCGCTGGGGTCGAGCTCCTCCGTGGCGGCGGCGTCGTATTCGTCCAGGTCGAGGATGATGTCCTGCCAGATGTTGGTGCCCTCGCCGGCCTCGTAGGCGTTGAGCTTGTCGATGATGGCGATGGTGGCGTTCACGGCGGTCTCCTCGTATGCGGTGATGGTGGCTGCTGGCTTGCCGTTGCGGGTGATGGTGATGATGGCGCCCTGCTGGGCGGCGGTAACGTAGTCGCCGAGCCGCTTGCGGGCTTCCTCGATCCCGACGTTCTCGCTGTTCATGTCATAAAGCTTAAGGTCTTGCGTGGACGGTGTCAAGTGGAACCTTAAGGTTTCTGGAGGTTCCCCGGGCCCGTAGGCCCGGGGCGCTCCGGTCACCACATCGCGATCAGGTGCACGTCCTGGCCGCCCCGGTGCAGGGCCGCGGCCCGGTCGGCCGCGCTCAGCGACTTCTGGTTGTTCTCCGGCACCAGGTTGGCGTTCGGGGCCCGGCCCAGCTCCCGTAGCGCGGCGTCGACGTCGGCGCGGGGCGTGTCGCCGAGGAGGGGCCGCAGGCGGGTCAGCGACACCCACTCGCCCGGGCCGGCCAGGTTGGCGACCGCGGCCCGGATCCGGCCGGTCAGGGCCGGCGCGGCAGGCTTGGCCAGCTGGGCGAGGATCGCGGCGTACCGGCGGCCGGGGCGTTGGGTGCCGGCGATCCAGCGGCGGGCGGTGGTGAGGGAGCATCCGGTGTGGGCGGTGAGCTGCTGGGCGGTGTACCCGGCGAGCGCGTTCTTGGCGATCATCACGGTCTCCCTCGGTCCGTTAGTGTGTACATGTACACACTAACGCCACGGGTTGAGTGTGTCAACAGGAACAGTTACCGTGTCCGCATGGCCCGCCCACCGTTCAGCCCGGACCCTGATCAGCGGAAGATCCTCGGCCGCCTATCCGCGCTGGCCAAGCGCCGTGCCGAGCTGGACACCGAGACCGACGAGACCATCGCCGCCGCCGACAGCTCCGGCATCCCCATCGCCGCCATCGCGGCAGCCGCCAACATGCAGCGCAAGACTGTCTACCGCCACCTAGGTGTGCCGATGCGCTGACGTCGCCATGGCCGCCCGCGACTCCGGGCTACCCCAACAGCACCAGCGCCAGCAGCGCCGCCAGGGTGGCGACGATCAGCCCCCACCAGCCGTCCAGGCACCGCCTGACCGCCCACAGCGCGCTCACCGGAGTGCGTCCCGCGCGCGGATCGCCGCCTGGTAGCGGGCCTGGGCTCCCGGCTCGCCGTCGAGCACCGCTCCGGCCGCCTCGTCGACGGCTCGCTGAGCGGCCCGGCGCTGGGTCGGCGTGGTCGCAGTGCCCTCGGCCGGCTCCGAGGCGGAGCCCTGCCGTGGCCAGAGCCGCATACCGCCACCTCCAGGGAGTGATGGTGCGCGGGCGGGACCTGGAGCCCGCCCGCGCGGGGGTGGTGGGCCGCCACCGGTACCACGCAGGGCGGCGCCACAATCGGAGCATAGGCCACACTATGCACAGAGTCCACTATGTGGTGGCATGATCCGCGCGGAGGTGGTGAGATTGGCGGACCACGCAGGGAGTAGTGCCGCCATCATGCCCATCCCCATGACCGCTCCGCAGATCGCAGACGACCTCGCCGACCGCATCCGAGCGGGCGAGTACCCGCCGGGTACCCAGCTGCCCACCTACCCGGAGCTGGCCGAGCTGTACGGCGTCTCGGTATCGACCATGCAACGGGCCATGGACCGGCTCAAGGCGGTCGGGTGGGTTGTGGGCGCGCAGGGGCGGGGGTTGTTCGTGGCGGAGTCGCCGCCCGGCCGCTGACCGATCATCCGACTGCACATGGTGGACGCTGGGGACTACCGTCCGGACATGCCTGCTGATGCCACCCCAATGTCCCTGTCCGCCGTCATGCCGCCGCCGTCGCCGCGGCGCAACTGGCCGATCCTCGCCGGTACGGCGGTCGCCAGTGCGGTGGTCGGTGCCGCCATCGGCGTACTCGTCACCGTGCTCGCCTTGGGGGGCGCGAGCGACACCACCCCTGCCACCGTGCCAGATCCCTCGCCTGGCGCGGTGGCCGCATGCCGGTCGGGCGTCGAAGCGCGCCTGAAGTCGCCCGCGTCCGCCCAGTACTCTTCGCTGACCGTTACCCGCAACGCGAACGGCTGGATCGTGACCGGCGCGGTGGACAGCCAGAACAGCTTCGGCGCGATGTTGCGCAGTACCTTCACCTGCTATGCCAATCCCGCCGGCGGTGGCTGGACGGTCGGGAAACTGGAGCTCGACTGAGGTATCGCTGGCGACCTATGGGCTGATTTCGTACTCAGCCGTCCGGCCAAGACTCGCGCGGCCGGCGCAAAACATGAAAGTCAGACCTGGCAATTCATATATCACGGCAGGTAACGGTCAGGTCCACTGTGCGCATGCGTCGCGGGCGGCATACCGTACTCCGTATCGCACGGTAGCGCCATGCGTCGTATGCCCGATGTGAGCTATCGGGTACATGGACAGTGGCGACGGCGATCACACCGGGCGGAACCTTGCACCCTGGAGTGGAGTAGTCGCGACCATGGAGGTGCGCATGCGGCTCCGGAGGCTCACACATCGGCGTTCCTGCTGGGGGATCGCCCTGACTGCCGCAGCACTCGGTATCGCTTCGTCAACGCTGGCGGCAGTCGGCATCTACCGGCAGACCGAAGTCTCTCGCCGAGACGCCTATTGGAGGGTGTACTCGGACGTGATGTCCGATCTTGCTGGGATCGAGGCCAAGACCGAGTCGGTCGACAGATGAGTACGCCCTTTCGTACACCCTTGATCATGACCGGAAGCGGTTCGGCCCCGTGGGCTGGGAGACAATCTCCAGCCCACGGGGCCGAATCCATCGAGAGCCGCCTCGGGGAGTCGAACCCCGGACCTACGCATTACGAGTGCGTGGCGACTGATTGACTGTAGCTGATCTACGCTGGCCAGAGCAGTGTACACATCATCATGCACGCTCATTCAGCGGCATGCAGTACACCCTTTCGTACACCCTTGACCTTGGAGCGGCCAGCCAGAAGCGCGCCACTCACCCGCTCCACCGCCTCGGTCATCAGCACATCCACACCCTCGGTGTACCCGGCCGTTGTGCGGATGTCGCGGTGCCCCATGATCCGCTGGACAACCCGCACATCAACGCCCTGTAGGAGCAACATGGTGGCCGCCGTGTGACGCATGATGTGGGGCTTGACGTGGCTCACCCCAGCCTCACGCAGGATCGACACCCACTCGTCGTAGTCGTCGCGCGGATCTGTCAGCCGCCCATCCGCCGTAGTCCACACCGCGCTGCCGGCCGGCCACATGCCGGTGGCGAGCCGATCAGCTGCCTGCCGCTTCCGGTGCGCGCGCAGGCCTGGCACAAGCGGTTCCGGAATCGGGATAGTACGCCGGCTCTTACCTTTGGTCTTGACGTATACCAGGCCGCCGCCATGGCGCTGCGGGCACTCGGCGCCGCGCTTACGGCCACAGGAGCCTGAGCAGCCATGACGCCAGATCCTGCGGCGCAACTGGTACCACACACGCAGTATCTGAGCGTCCAGATCAACCAGCGGTGTCCCGTCGTCATCATCCCATCTCAGCCCGATTGCCTCGCCCTGACGCAAGCCGAGGGCGAAGCCAACCGCCCACCGCTCGGGGTTGCGCCGCTTGCCCGCCACGGCGAGGATTCGCCTGGCCACGTCCCCCGCCACCGCCTGGACGGAGACCGGCTCGACGCTGGGAGCGTCTATGAGCTTGGCGACGTTGCGGACAACGAGGCCTCGCCTGAGCGCGACCTCCAGGCCGCGAGACAGGATGCGATGGACCTTGAGCTGATGGCTCGGCGCCTTGCCGGATTGGATCATCCGTAGGTAGATCGCATCCAGGTCCTCTGGTGATAGCCGGTCCAGGCGTTTAGCTCCGCACGTGGGGTAGACCCAGTTGCGGAGCTTGCTGCGGTAGTCGTACACCGTTCCGGGGTTGCATCGGCGCGGCGCGACCGTGTCCAGGTAGGTCTCGAACCATTCCTGCACGCTCGGCTTTCGTCCAGACCGTGGCGCCGCGCCATCGCGGCGCACCTGGTCCAGTAGGTCATCTGCTGCGTCTTCCGCCTCGCGCTGCGTCTTGCGTTTGACGTGGCGCTGATCCGGTCTTCCGTTGGTCTTGGTGCCTACGGTGACCCAGGCGTGCCAGAATCCGTCTGCTCCCAGCCGCGCCGCGGGTCGCCTTCGTCGAGACGACATCCTCGCCCCTACTGCCTGAGGTCGGGCTCGGGATCAGCGTGGCTGTTCGGACCGGCTAGCGCTGTCAGGGTGTGCAAGATGGCCTGACGCTCGGCGGCGCTGGTGCGCGGATCGCGGAGCTTACGCATGATGCGCTGCACGGCCGGCGGTAGCGCGTCAGCGTCGACGGGCTCCGGGCGTTGCCGCTCTACCCCGAGGGCGGCGAGTGCGGCTTGTGCCGGGATTTCGAGGGCCTCGAAGAAGGCGATCACCCGCTCGACCTTGGGCAGACCGGCTCCCTCGCCGTTGCGCCATCGGTGGAAGGTGCTCGATCCGACTCCTGTCATCTTCGCGATCTCCCGGTCGGTGAGGCCGCGAGAGCGGGCGTCGTCCAGGGCGCGGCGTACCACGCGCGCGAAACGAGCGCGGGCCACGTCGGGACTGACGACCATCTGGCGAGCGTAAGTCCTGCTCGCGGGTCTGTTGTCCCATGGGCGGCGCGGATCCCGTGCGTGGGAACGTCGTCGCCGGGTGCGATCGAGTGCGTCCCTCATGACTGCATAACGCTGCATGCCGTACAGCCTAGGTAGATCAGCTGACATCAGTAATCACCCGATCGGGTGACTGTATCCCGTGCACGGGAGAGGTAACGTCAGTCCCATGCATAGGAGCGATAGTCCCGAGAACGGGAGCATCCCGGCCCGGAGGGTCTACGGCGTACCTGAGGTCGCCGCCCTCCTGGGCGGCGTGACCGTGCGATATGTCTGGACCCTGATCGCCAGCGGAGCCCTGGAGAGCGTCAAGATCGGCAAGCGACGCATGGTGCCCCACGAGGCGATCGACGCCCTCATCGCCCAGCTACGTGAGGACGAGGCCCGCGCGCGTGCCGCTGTGGCGACCCACCCGCCGGCCGGCCCGCATACCCCGAAGCCGCCCGCCGGCCCGAAAGCCGCCATCACCGCCGCCTGAGTGCGGCTGCCGTGAGCGCGCCCCGGGTGAGGCAGCGCTCCGGCCGGGGGCCCGGTCAAGGGGTCCGGGCCCCCACAAGCCCCCGGTGCGGCCGTCTGACCCCCACTCAAGCGGCGGCCGCACCGGGCCAGACGAAGAGATAGCCCCCGGGGACGAGCCGGGGGCCGGAGTGAGAAGGAGATCTCGTGAACACAGTACCTGATCCGACGACCGGCCCACGGCGCCTGGCCGGTCGACACGACGGTGCCGCGATGGGCGACACCGACAAGCCCACCCTGGACGAGCTCTACGCCCGCCTCGTAGAGATCCGCCAGCGGCAGCGTGCGGCGATCCTGTCCGACGACTACGCCGCCGACGCGCGCGCACTACGGGATGAGGAGCGGGTTTGGCGCGACG